TGGAACGCTTGCAACTTTGCTACTTAATAACCTCTTAGCATTTGCAATGTTTGCGGTAATTCTTACCATACCGGCCAAAAATTGAGTAAGTCCTGCACTTCCGAAAGTCCAAGCATTCATCGGGTTTTGTTCCGAGTTTTTAACTAACGCGGATATTGCTTGCGCGGTATCGATACCTATTTGAGCTAATGCAAGTCCTTTACTAATTGCGTTACTTGCTCCGGCTATTTCGTTAAGATTGCCAAGTATATTTATAATTGCATTTGCATTATTAATCTTATTTTGAGTAACTGCGTCGTCTGCGGCCTTCTTTTTTTCCGCTGCTTCTTGGTCAATTTGAACTAGTCTTTGTTGTAACTGAGTGTCAAAGTCTTCGTAAGCTTTAGCGTCAGCCTTTGCCTTTTCAAGTCTTGCGGCTTCTTTTGCTGCTTTTTCGTCTTCAATTTCGATGAGTCTTTGTTGTAATTGAGTATCAAATTCTTCGTAAGCTTTAGCGTCAGCCTTTGCTTTCTCAAGTCTTGCTTTCTCTTCTGCGTCTCTTTTTTCTTGCGCTGCTTTACGCTCGGCCGCTAGTTTTTCATTTGCCTCCTTTTGCTGCGCTAATCTTTTAGCTTGCTCTTCTTTCTCAGCGTCGGTAAGTTCTTTAGTACCTTTGATAAAACGTTTATTAGCCGCTTCGTATCTTGTCCCAAACTCGGTAACTGACTTTTTAGCATCGTCCCAAGCTCCGCTAAAGTCTCCGCTTATAAACTTTTTAACCGCAGAACCTACAAGTCCTAAACCTTGTAAAAAAGACGCCATTGCAGAATAAGCAACCTCAAAGCCTTTCGTTACATACGGCAAGGCGTCAGTTGCAAATTCAATAAAGCCGTCAATAAGAGGCTCTAAGGCTCCAAGTATTCCGTTTAAGATTCGTCCAAATTGAGTTATGATAGGCTCAAGTTTTTTCATTGCGCCTTCATTCTTTGCAAATGCCGCAGTAAGTCCGGCTATTGCCGCAATAGCTAAACCGATACCGGTTGCTTTAAGCGCTGCGCCAAAAGACGTCGTCGCAACCTTTGCTTTATTAAGAGACGCACCGAGCGCACCTATCGGGCCGCCGGCACTTTCTAAAGTATCAATCCAATCGCTAGACGCTTTCTTAGATCCTTTAATTTTATCTTCTAAGTCGTCGATTTGATTATATAAATTTTTAAACTCTTCGGAGCCGGCCGCCGTATTCTTTAACTGCTTCTTAAGTTCTTTAAGCTGAGCGATACTACCTTCGGTCGCATTCCCGACGCCTTGGATTCCGTCTTTTAAGTCTTTTACTTCTTTCTCAGCGCCGCCGGTTTCTATTTTAATTTCGGCGGCGATTGTTGTTTTTTTAGTTGCCATTTATTTTATTTTATACACATTCACAACTTGGGTTGCTAGTGAAATTATAAATTTGAGTACCTGTTGGAGTTTCGGTTGTGCCGGTTGGAGTTAAACAACCTCCCGGAACTTCTGCGCTTTCTCCTACGCTTGAATATCCTGTACCTAATATATAGTAAGTATTACTTGTACATAGGTCGGTAAATTGCGTATAAGTCGGGCAACCTGTTAAGCCGGTTGTAATTATAGCGATTCCGCCGGTAGGCGATGCAATAGCCGTAATTACATAAGTTACACCGCTTGACGTTACGCGCTCGCCTACGCTAAAGCTACCTTTTACATAAGTTGCGCTATAAGTTGTACCGCCACCACCTAAGCAATTACTCATTGCGTAACTCTCGGAACAAGTGCTAGAGTTAGCTTCTATTAATTGGTCTCTTACTCCGTTGTAGTTAACCGCGCAAGGGTTTGTTTGTATTTGCGGTTGATATAAGTCTACACCTACGCAGTAATTATCGCCATTTTGCGCCCATGTTTGGGTAGTGTCCGGATAGCTATTACTTGGATTTGTTGCGTAACTATTTCCGTTTGAGTAGAATTGATTACCTGTAAAGCAAGCATTAGTATTTTGATATACTACATAAGAGTTTACACCACCGCCTTCAACATTACAAACATACAAAGTACCCACGTTGTTTGAGTAGTTAGCCGTATAAGAGCAAGGACTTGTTGCGCCTAAGTTTACGTTTCTTGTTTGATTGTAAGTAGCGCTACAAGGGTTGTTATCGATTTGCGGTTGGTAAGCTACGCAGCTTGAGCAAAATGCCGAACCATTGTTAACCCAATTAGCCGCAGTATTACAAGCTCCAAAAGTAGGCGCCGTAGAACCTACGTTAACGCCGTTAACTTGATAATTGTTATAAGTAGAACTACAAGGATTTGTGTCTCTATAAACTAGGTAAGTAGTACAATCAACGCAAGTAAAGTAAGCTTGACTCGTCCAAACCGCCGCAGTACTACAATTTCCGTTTGCCGGAGCCGTATTACCTACATTAACGCCATTAACTCGATAGTTGTTATAAGTTGCGCTACAAGGGTTGTCGTCTCTATAAACTAGATAATTGTTACAACTTACGCAAGTATTATAACCTTGACTTACGAAGTTAGCCGTTGTATTACATGATCCGCTTGGAGGCGCCGTAAATCCTAATACAACCCCACCCGCGCGGTATTGGTTATAAGTTGCGCTACAAGGGTTAGTGTCTTTCTCGACTGCAATGTTAGCGCAATCGATACAAGTTGTATAAGATTGGCTTGTCCATGTACCGGTAGTATTACAATTACCGCTAACAGGCGCCGTAGAACCTACGTTAACGCTATTAACTCGATAATTGTTATAAGTAGGTGAGTTAGGGTTAAGGTCTCTATAAACTAAATAAGTAACGCAGTCGCTACATGTATTATAAGCTTGACTTACCCAATTAGGCGTAGTATCAATAGTAATAGTAAATTTATCAATGACTCTTAATAAGTCAACTTTTGTAGTATCGTTTGACTCCGGCGCGTAATCATATACTTTTATAAGTCTATAAAGTCCGCCGTCTAAAAATATAAATACCGAAAAATCTATGTTAAAAATATCTATTTGGTTTAAATGAAAAAAGCCGGTTACTAAACGGCTATCTTTGTCGGTGATTTCGGACATGTACGGCGAATAGTAATTGTTAAATAAGTTGTTACTTAAGTTACCGCTTGTCAAGTTAAAAAATAATTGTTGAGGCGCGCCAAAGTTAATATCTAAACTTGGGTTAATCGGATCGTTCAAATGGCCCGCGTATAAATAAGCAGTATTGCTACCTAAGTTAGTAGCTCCGTTTAATATATTCCAACTCGTAACGCCTGTAATTTTTTTAATCATTAAGATTCTAGCAACGTGATCCATTGCGTCCTCTTTAGTATTCTCGTTAGACTTTTTATATATTGCCGGAAATATCTTGTCAGTTGTAGTGGTGCCATATAAAGGCGAAGGCGCGAATATTATTTCAACGCTTTCGCTATCTTTTGCAAATTCAAGACCATTATCGTACACCCTATCACCATATCCTTCATTAAACTTTTTACGATAGTCTTCGTTGTAAAAATCATTATCTTGTTTATATTTAAAATTGTAATATCGAGCGTTAATTTCGCTCATTGGTTTTATCTTAATCGCTTTACTATGATCTAATTTATCGCTCCAATCAATAATAGTACCAGTATAAAAGTCTACATAAGGAGTAATTTTTAAATGATTAGTTTTGTACTTGTCTTCTACTAACATTAAGTTATACATTTTCATAATAGAAGTAATAAAATCCTTTTGGAATATACCTCGAGGGATTGTATTATTTATTACCATTGTATCGCCTAACTCAATAGGTGAAGTTGTAGCTACATTATTTAAAACGTTTATTGTACTATCGCTTACATTAATTTCGTCTCCGTCGTCTAAAATGCAACTAAATCTTACTTGTAAAACGTCGTTAGTTGCGAATGAAACTTGCACGCTTTTATTATAATAAAGCGTATCGACTCCGTTATAAGTTTGGCTTGAGTCAGTTATTAAAGTTCCGTTTTTTCTTAAAGATATTGTTAAAGGTCTAGTCGATAAAGAGTAAGAACCAAATAACTCAATACTTAAAGTAGTCGTAAGCGTTGGCGTACCTGTATAAGTAAACGCAGTATCGCCGGCGCTTGCAGTAAATAACGATCCGGCCTTAGTCTCATAACTAACATAATCTAAAGTCCCGCCTTCATTCATGCTTTGAGCTATTGCTTTAGTAAGCTTTAATACGTCGCTTGTCTGCTTAGTAAGTTGCTTTTGATTACATGGTAAAATAAGCTTCTTAAAGTTATCACTATCGAATAAAGTACTTTCGTAAGTATAACCGCTTGAAGCAAATATTTTGTCTAAGTATTCCTTAACAAATAAAGCCGGCTTAAAAGTTAAATATTGAAAATTAATCTTGTCAGTACTTACGGCTCCATAATCAATTAATGGATAACAATAACCGGTGCCACCGCTAGCGTCCCAACTATTAACAATATTTGTGTAACTATAAGTATGGTCGTAATCGCTAAAGTCTAAGTCCTCAAGTTTTTTATTACCTAGAGAACTTATAAAACCTCCTAGCTCACCAAACAACGCGCACTCGTACTCAATATGTCCGTCAACGTGTATAATTTCAAGAAGTCTTAAAACTCCCTTCATAATTTGCAAGCCGTCTATTTCGATACGCGCCGCAGCGTTACGCGCTGCGTTAAAGTTTATTAATACATTTGCGTCTAACGGATTATCAAAGTTTGCGTTATTAAAGTCGAATATATTACCAAATAACTTATTGTTATTAGTAGTACCCGGCAAAATAATAGTTTTAGTAAAGCTTGTACTTTTACTATCTATGTTTTGTAAATCGTCAATGGCGTAAGTAATTTGGTTACTTAGGCCTTGCGTTAAATCTAGCTCATATCCTTCAATAAATATTCTAGTCATACTATCTTAATTGGCTATATCTTGTTTGATTCAAATCTATTTCGACCTCAAATACTCTAAGTCTATTATTTACATACTTGCTATATTCGTAGTTATTATTTCTAATACTTACAGGGTAATAGTAGCCGTCAAGCTCAAAATAAACTTGAGGCGAGTCGATTAACTCAGCGAGCCAAATATACTCTTCATCGCTTGGCGCATTCATAGTAAGTTTATAAGCGTGATCTTTAACGTTTAAGTAATTCACATTACTATCGATATACTTGTTATTAGCGCTAAAATAACTAACTGAGTTAGCGCCGTATGAATAGTCCCTTTTTTCAAAAGACTTTCTTTGCACGTCCATTGTTAACCTACTAGCTAAATCAAATACGGCCGTATCAAATACGCCTAAGTGATTAAGAAAATGTAAGTTAAAGCTTTCATACTTAGGGTTGCAAACCATGTTAACACGGAAAACACTTGTACCAATAGTAGCTAAATAATACTTAACCGCGCTAGTAATCAAGCTACTTCCGTAAGTTGTATTAATAGCGTTAGGCCCGATATTTAATTGAGCAAACGCTCTCGTTGTAGTCAAGCTTAAGCCTACGCTAGTTATTAACGTGTTATTGGCATTATACGTCGCAATAGTTACACCGCTAACGTCTTTAGCTCCTATATATAAATTATCGGTTAAATTTAATTCTATTGTGCTAGGTCTATTTGTAAATGCTTTGCCGTTGTAGACGCTTATGTCGCTTACCTTTCTTTTGAATACAGGAGCCGTCCAATTATAAGCCGTAACGTTTCCGCTTACAAGGTTTAAGGTTGTTACACCGCTTGCCTCTTCGCCTATTCTATATTGGTAAGTTTGCGCTACTTGTCCGCTTACGTTTGGCTCGCAGACTAACAATTCCTCTTTAGGAGTTAGCCATTGGTAAGTCATTGTATTGCGTATAATAGGGCCGGCGTCAAAATAACCAATGCCCGATTGAGGCTCCGGAAATAATTTAACCCTTACTTGCTGAACCCCTCCAACGTAAAGATCGACTACATACTTTAAGTCTGCACTTGTTAAGTTAGAGTCGAATATATGCCAAAGGCTATCTTGTACCGAAGGCGATCCGCTCGGATAACCTAAATTTGTTATTGCCATTATTTGTTACTTTTATTCAAATTAATTCTTTCAAATGTTACTACTATGTCAGTACCCACCGCCTCGGCCATGCTTACCTCGAAATTTTCAAACGTCTTGTTAAATGCGTCCGTAAAATAGTTAGTCGTCTTAATACCAAATCTTTTAATCAAATAAGCTAAAGTTTCTACTTGCCTATCAATTAAACTACCTTTGCCGCTAAAGCTTACTCCTATTTTTTCACCGCCTTTGCCAAGCGCTTTGTCATTCATTACGCTCGTAATCTTAGCCTTCCCGCTTTGTATGTATCTTTTTAGCGATGCTCGGCCGCTCTCGGGCATTCCGTAGTTTTTATATTGATATGGAGACTTAGGCGCATTTTTAGAACTATTTACCCCTCTTACCCCTTCGTTGGGATAATCGTAATAATCTAACATTCTTAGTCTAAATATACTAACTCCGTTTTGTTCTACTATTTCCGGTATTAAATTACTAAGTAATTCACCGCTTCCGACTACGCCTTTATTGTTAGCAAAATAACTAACATTCTTTAATAATTCCTCGCCGTATTGCTCAAGTACACCATTAACAACGCCAAACTCGACAATGTCAGTACCTCCTAAATCACCGCCATCCTTAAGAAAGTCCGCTTGCGCTTTGTTTATATTGATGCTCATCTAATTGTTTTTTACTCTTTAAATATGACAAATCGTTAAGGAATTGTATAACCGGCAAGTCGTAGACCTTGTCAAGCGGTATGCCTTCAAAGTCGCTTACTTCTTTTGCGTTGAAGATCCACCCCCAATTACTTGCAAAATTCTCTTCAATTGTAAGACTCTTTTTTTGTTCACTTTCCTCAAATTCATTTCCGCTATCAAAGAGTCCATTGTATTGTTTGTTGAAAGCTTCAAGATTTGATAAAAAAAAACCATTGCGAAATATCCGTGCTTAAAGTCTGCTTGCTTCATATCGTTAGCGTAGTCTTCATGCTTTAGCGCGTCGTACTCTAGCTTAACAAAGTTAAACTTTCTCCAACTCCATTTCATAGGCGTACAAATACTAGCTAAGATATTGTGCATATTCATAATCGGATCGTCCTTGCTAAATGTCAATACCTCTATATAACGCCCTGTATTAAATGGCGGCTTAATATCAAAGTTCAAATGATATACTTTGCCGTTCGCTTGAATAATACTTTTAGGCATAGACATAGTCGCAGCATCAATCGTAATATCAAAAGCAGTCTTAAGCTTATCGCAAAGCTTAGCAAACTTTTGTATTGGCATTGCGTCGATTTCGGCTTCGCTTTTGTCAAGTAATACCTGTACTAATCGAGTCGCTTTTAATAGTTCGTCGGTCTCTAAGGTAGCTATGCTTTGCAGCTTTTGGAATTTGTCTATTGATAACTTCATACTCTATTAGATATATTTATTAAATAACATGGTACTTACCGACTTGTTTATGATCAATACGGCACTTATTCGCTAAGGCTAAGGCTATAACGCAGTCATCGTGGAAACCTTGAGGCGCCGAGTATCTTACCCCTGTTGGCGTAAACGTGTACTCAAATACCTCAAGCTCTTGTTTAATCGGGCCGTCCGGATAACTTATTGACTTAGTTTGAATAGCGCTGCTTAATGACTCTAGTAATTGCTGCTTACTTGTAGCCGTAAACTTAAAGCCGTGCATTTGTGTAAACTTCTTTTGTAGCTCTTCGACAATGGCGTCGCCTACTCCTGTCGAGTCGATTACTATTGGCAAGTTCTTAGGTAGCCTTAAAATAGTCTCCTTAGTCTGCATCCAATCTTTTTGGAAACGCTCGAAGTGTACGACGTTTCCTTGCTTATCCATTCCTATAATTACCGACCAATCGACCGACTTAGCTAAGTCAATACCATAATAAGCCGCTACACCTTTAGTCTCTTTAGTACATGCGTAAATAAACTCCGAGCCAAAAGGGTTGGCCGCGTTTTCCATAGGATCGGCAAGGTACTCTTGTTTAAATACTACGGCCGGCAACTGAGCCGCCGCCGCGTCTATTTCCGTCGGATCAATATGCGGGTTATCGTAAGTACTAAATTTAAAGCTTTGCCAATCCGGCTCACCGCCACGCATAAACATACTATAAAAATAGTTCTTGCCTCTTGGCGTGCTTAAAAATATGGCCTTGCCTTTATAATCAGTAAGCGTCGGCCTTATACTATTATTCCAACCCTCTTCAAGATTGGGAATATACGAGGCCTCGTCTATAATAACTAAATGAAACTTAGTTCCGCGCATCGCGTCTAGTCTTTCGCCGGTATAAAAACGTACTGAGCCTCCGGTTACAAAGTCGATAAGTAAATCGGTCTCATTCTTTTTATAAACCTTATCCGGTAATATCTTGCATATTTCCTTAAAAAACATTTTGCCAAGTTGGTACGTTGGCGTAATATATGCAACATGTTGCCTTTTTAAACCTGTTTCTATTGATATGTTTTGGCTAATCAAAGACTTGCCAAACCTTCGGCCACACATCATAACCCTAAAGCGAGCCTCCGAGTCGAGTACTTGCTTTTGTGCTGCGTGTGGCTTAGGTAGCTTAATATCAAGATTCATACTTAATCGTAATCGTTTCTATGTTTGTATTTTCAGTAGTCGCGCGGTCGGTCATACCTAGAGCATTTTTAGCGTAGAAGATTGCTTTGCCTTCGTTTGCAACAATATCAATAGCCAATGACTTAAACATGGTTACAATCCTATTAGCAACTTCATGATAAGGGTGAGTTGGATCTTGTCTTATTTTCCAAAGTCCCATTCTAGTATAAAACTCAAAGTCATGCTTTCTTAACCAATGATCCAAAAAATAATCAATCGTTGGCACGAAGCGGTCTCTAATTTCCACTATCTTGCCGCTACCTGTTGCAACTTGCTTTTGTCCCTCCATGCAGTTGTCGCAATAAGCGAAGGCCAACTCCATAAGTTTGTCTTCGTCTATGTCTTTAAATTTATTCGTTACTTGCGCTCTTATTTCCATTGTTTTATATTTTTGCTTCCGTTTCTATAACCTTTAATGTCCGCTTCATGCTGCGCCCAATTCTTTTGTAATAGTTCGGCTTTATTATATCCGTACTCGTTACCGCTCGCGTGCGAGCCTTTATGCTCGGCTAAGCAATCCAACACATAATAAGTATTAAATCCGGCAAGGTTGGCCCTCTCGCAGTAATCTAGGTCAATCGGGCCGTAGGGAAACATGGCCTCGTTAAAGATTCCGATTTGCTCAATTACCTTTATACTCAGTAGCCAATTAGATATAATATGCTCGCTTTTTATCCCAAGCCTTGCATGATCTAAGCTACTCGCAACAATGCCGGCGTTAGGATAAGTTTGCAATGCCTCGACCTTTTTAGCAAGCCAATCTTTAGGCTCGACTATGTCGTTAGCTAAATAAGCGATCGCGTCGTAGCCGTCAACTAACGCTAAGTCAATAGCTTCGTTTAATGCGTTAGATATGCCCTCTCTATAAATTGCTTTAAAGTCGGCGTTATATCCGGCGCTTAATAAATTGTCTTGTAAAATATCCAAGGGCCTGTCTCCGTAAACTAAGCCTGCGATTAGTACTTTCATTTTGTCAAGTTTTATCTTTACTATTTCGGTAAAAAGTAAAGCTATTAGATTACATTTTTACCTATTTCCTTTGCGGGATTGCCGGCGTATTTTGTAGCGTGTGTAGTGTGTAGCTTCTTAGTTACAACCGAACCCATACCAATCATACAACCTTTAGCTATCTTTTGCTTTTGATGAATAACCGCATTAAGTCCAATATTGCAGCCGTCGCCTACAATCGTATGGCCTCCAATCTTTGCGCCGCAGCTTATCGTTACATTGTTTCCTATAATGCAATCGTGTCCAACGTGGCTATGCTTTAACAACCATACGCCCGCGCCTATTGTAGTTACGTCCGTAGTGCCGGCGTCAATAGTTACATGGCCTGTAATAACACAATCGTCTCCGATAACAACTTTGCCTATTGGCGCATTCCAAAATAATTTATGTTCGGCAGGCTCACCGATTACGCAGTAAGGCCCGATATAAACGTTATCGCCTAGCTTAACGTTTGGCCCAACTATTGCCGTCTTATGTATGTAAGTACTCATTAAAAGTTTTATAAGTGTTAACTAAAAATGATCCAACGCATGCGCCGCATCGACTATTGTAAGTAAAGTACGGATCTTTAGTACGCATTACCTCAAGTAGTTCGTTTTGTATTTCATGCGTAAAGCCTACTAATTCCCCGCTAGTTGTAAACAAGTCGTAGAAGTGCTTATGCTTTAATAAGGTCGCCAAATGCTTGTCGTCTAGTTTCATTAATTCGCTCATGATTATATTTTGATTTGGCCCACTCAAAAAGATCGTTGCCTAGCTTGATGCTTTCTTGCGGGTTGTTTACTAAAAATGAAATGTGTTTATACCAATCGCCTTGGTTTTTTACCCAAAGTACCGGCGCGTCCTTATCTTTGTTATAAGGCTCGACGTCGCTAACTACAACCGCTATCTTCTTAGCCGCAGCCTCAAGCAATTTAAGATTGCTTTTGCTTGCATGCCAAGGCGACTCCTGTAAAGGTACTACCATAATGTCGCCATGCTTAAAATGCTCCATGTAATTCGTCGGTAATTCGCTCTTAAGTTTTCTATTAGCTAACTTACCGCCATTCGTAAACATACTAAATACTTTGTCCCAATAAGCTTTACTTACAGGATCGGAGTCAGTATATCCACCTAACACCATTTCAATATTAGGTAGTGCGCTTAATCTTTTAAACGGATTCGCTAATAACTTAATATCCTCTAGGTGCGTCGAACCTCCGGCCCAAAAGATACGCGTCTTATCGCTTGGGTATTTATCCTCGTTGTATTGATGCTCGCCGTATGGTATGCAATTAGGCAATACGATAACGTTCTTATTGTACTCTCTTACTTTGTCTGCAATCCTTTCGTTTGTGCAAGTAACTAAGTCAGCGTTAAAGATATTGTTAATGATACGCTTTTTATGTGATTCGTAGCCGTGATACATTGGGTGATTGTACGGAAGTTGCCAGTCGTCGTCTAAGTCCATGACTACCTTAAAGTGCTTCTTTGTTTCGTGCCAATCGCTATCGAATTGACTAAACCTGTTGTAAAGCAATATATCAAAGTTGCGCTCTTCTAATATTTCCTTAGTAGGAATATTGCAGACATGGTTATAAGAGTCCGGCAAGAAAGCTAAAGGCATCGTTACCCTATGCCAACCGCAGCCGCTCACCTTTTGCGTTATGCCTAGCACCTGTATAATTTTAGCGTCCTTGTCCACGATATTGTTTTGGTTTAGGTGAGTGCTTATTGTAACTCTTTTTTGCTTGTCCGCATTTGCGCTTACCGAAGGTAACTTTACGCGCGTCGCTTGTTGCTTTTGCCATGTTATAATTTTTCTATTTCTTGTTTTACTTTGTACCAATATGCATAATCATTTTCTACTAAAAATTCAACATTGTTTAATATTTCATCTACTGCTATTAATGCACATTGAATTGATTGATAACTATCAATATAATCTTCATTTATTTCTCTAAATTTACTAACTAATTCTATTGCTTTCTCTTTTGGTGCCATTATATAAATAGTTGTTTAAATTTTTCAAAAGGTAAGTTGACTACATAAGCCTCTTCGTTTACAACGATTTCGGTTAAGTGCATGCCGTCCTTTACATTGCCGCAAGCGAAGTCAATATGAAAAAACATAAACTCGACTTCGTCTAAGTCTGCGTAGTTATAGTCGACGCCTAGCTCTTTAAATAAGATTGTATCGCTATTGTGGCAAAGGATTGGTAAGGTAACAGGTATCATGTTATTTAATTTTTTGTCCGATAAATCCCGCACCAAATATAATACAAATAAATTGACTATACTCGATTGGCATAAAATATAATAAGACCGCAATCCATACGCTTAAACACGTTACGCAGTCAAAAGGTTTAAGCCTTTTTTCGAATGGGATTTTCCATACCTTTTTTATAACGTAAACAATCCGCGCCACGTTCACAAAATAATAAGCAAAAAAGAAAGCCGCTAGTGAAGTAGTTATCATGTTTATTTGTTTTGTTTATATGTATTAAAATAATGTTTTATTGCCCACCAAGCAAACCTTCTTAAAACTCCTCTTTGTTTCTTTTTAGTTTCTTTAAAAAAACTAGCATTTATTTCAATAGCATACTCTTTTTGTATTTCAACCACTTCAAATGTTGTAGTATAATTCATGCAATTATTACATTCCAATCTTTCTGGTACTTTATATTCTTTATAATCTTCTTGTAATTGAATATAATTAACCTCAACAACTCCTGTCCATTTGTTATTACATATATCGCAAGTTGCTTTACATACTATGTATCCTATTCCCGATTCCATAATTTATTATTTTGTTCATTTTTGATTAATGTTCACTGGCAGTGAACATGGATATTTTATCGTACAAATACGGATAAATGCGGTTATAATTTTTGATTTAAACAAAGGGTTTTTAATTCAAGTTTAGTTTTACGAATAATATCTTTAACATGTTTCTCGGGTATGTTATAAAACTCCGCTACCTTTTTGCAACTACGAAACTCGACGTATTTATTAAATAGTATTGCTTCGTGTGCTTGCATTTCATCTTCGGCGTATTTATCAATAAGTCGTTGATTCGCTATTTTAGCAAAGTTAGGGTTTAACTCCGGAAGTTTTAGCTGACTCTTTAAATAGTTTATAGCTTTCTCGTATTCGTTCTTTCTAAACTTCTTATAAAACTGACTTGTAGAACTAAAGGCCATATTTGTAATAATCTTAATCGAAAATCCTAAAAGGCCATTAGAGGCCCAAATTTCGTTTATTTTCTCACAATCGATACCAAGTAAGGCCAAAGCCATTTCTTGCCTTAAATCGTCTTGTAATGACTCCGGACGCACGCTTTTGATTAGTTGGTTAATCTGCGGCGACCTGTATATGGTTTCAATATGTTTATGGCAGTCTTTCATGCGTTTTTACAAATATACATACTTTACACGCTTTTTTGCGTTTTTTCTTTACTATACTCTTTTTTTATTTTTTTTATACCCCCCCCCCTAAAAAGTAATAAAAAGTATGTATAGTGTGTATAATCAATGTCAGTAAGGGTTTCAGCGATTTCAAAAAACATATAATCTTTTAAACTATGTATAACTAACACTTTTTGCGCGTAACTCGCACTTTTTGGCCTTGCCAAGTAAATATCCCTCCGTTAGGATTGGCCAATAACCACTTATCAAAAGCGGCTATCGGACTCAAATAAGACTTTAAACTCATTTTTATTGTTATTTTGTGGGTTTCTTAATGTTTCAAAAGTTCCGTTAAATAGCTCAGCGCTAGTTTTTAAGGCTTTCTTAAACTTAATCTTTGAATAGTCTTTCTTATCAATATCATTAATATTTAAAAAGTTAAGGTACTCATTAGTAAAGTCCAACCATTTGCCACGCTCTAGGGTTTGGAAATAGTCTAAGAAGTCCTCGCCGAAGTTAAGCTTAATATTTTTACGATTGATTGTATCGCTATTGTCTAATACAGGGATTCCTACTTCTAGGTAAATTTGTACGCATTCAATCATATAATTATAAAAGCGATTCCATTCGTCGTTATCCCAATCGTTAAACAAGGCCTTGCCTCCAAAGAAGTCAAGCGGCGTATTTTTGTGGTTAAAGAAAGAGCTAAATTCTATTACCTTAACTCTTCGCTTGCCGTGGCCTCCGGAGTAGTTAATCGTATAGTTGGTAGTAAATCCGAACTTAGGCGAGTCCTCGTAAGATATATATACCTCGTCTTTATTCTTTTTTTCAATAGTTACGCCTTCGGTAATCTTAGAATAAAAACCCTCAAAGTCTACGTTCTTACGGCAATCCTCGATAACTATTAATTGAGTTGAAAGCTCGACACGCTGAAAGGCAAAAGACTTGTCTAGCTTAAAGTTTTTTCCGTCAATAGATACTAAGTTTATAAGCTTACCTATTGCCTTAAAAAATAACCCTTTGCCGGCGCCTCCGCCTTGGCTTTCGTCCTCGGTCTCTTCTGCTAGAATAACGGCGTAAGACTTTGTCGGATCTTTATAAGTATGCAGTAGGTAACCGATTAAAGATATGGCGTAAGCTTCGCGCTCTTTATTTGAGTCGCTAATCTTGTTAATGAATTTAGTATATTGTACGTTCTCGTAGTCTATATCATGGTCAATATCAATTTTGTATTGTATGACTTGATCTTTCCAAACGTGCATATTGATCGCGCCGTATTTAAGCAATTCTTTTTTGTCTTTAGTTACATGCACGACGCCATTAAGAAACGGATAATAAGCGGAGTCTTTTGTGTGCTTAAGAAACTTTAATTCAATGTTAGGCATAAACTCAAACAGGGCCTTATTAAAATAAGCGTCCGCACCCTTATAGATAACCTCACGAAGACGCATCTTATTAATGCCGTCAAAGTTCTCATAAGGGATTGCATCAATGTAATTGATAAGAAACTTTTTTATTTGCTCTATGTTTGTCTCGCTAACAAAGTTATCGACTACGCGCACTAACTGATAGTTAAGCTTCTTGTCATAGTAGTAAAGATAAAAGCCGCCTTCGTTAGATAAAAGATTAATAAGCTTATACCTGTCAATATTTATTTGACCTTTGCTAACGCTCCAAAATGTTAAGAGCTGCGTGTCGTTATCCGAGTCAAGCTCTTGCACTAACTTTTTAGCTTGCTTAATATCTAGCTTATGTTTCTGCGAAATAAACGCGGCGATATTTTCGTTATCTACGCCTTCGTCTTTTTTATTAACGAAGTCTTTTTTAATATTGCCTCCGATCCTGTTGCGTTGTTCTCCGTAGCCGTCCTTGATTAATTGCTTCGCAGCTTCGCTAAAGTTTCCGTTATGCTCAAGCGTTGCGTATATGGCGAACGGCTTATAGCCTTTGCCGGTTTCAAATTCGGTCGAGGTACTAAATACTTTAAATAGTCCGAGGCCTCTATGATAGTCTGCGGATATATGCGAGTCAGTCTTACCCGGACGTTTAAGAAAGTCGCGCTCACCTCTTGACTCTATGTAAGCCCAACCATGCGACTCAAGTAAAGCTACGACGTCGCACTTAGAGTTGTAATCGTCCCACGGCGTTGTCGCGTATGCTTCGGAGTCTGCGACTACTTGCGTGCGTACTTCTTTTACTACTTCGTTAAAGCTGCGGCATATCGATAGTATTGAGTCGCGTTGCTCTAAAGTTATTACGTTAACGTTAAAGTCTTTCTCTTTAGTGTAGCCTTCGGACGGAGGTGCTAAGACATAACCTCCCTCGCCTCTTGTTTCTATTAAAACAATTTCTTTAGCGTGTGGCGTTTCTTTTAGCTCTTCTTTTGTGGCGTTGCGCATGGCGAGCTTTTGGTTGCCTTGTACCTCTTCGCAACGATAGTAAAGGTGATACCCTCCGGACTTGGTGCGTACTACATATAGTAACGGCATAAGGTCGGCAAGTGCTTCCTGTAATCTTGTCCATAACGTACCGCTCACGTCGTACTTAAGATCGACGTCTATAATTTCAAGACCTCCGGAAACGCCGCCTCCAATTATAGCGATATTTTTACAACGCTCGTTTGTAAATTGTTGCTTAATTGTTGCTTCGTCCATGATCTTTGATTGGAACTCCGTCCAAGGGAAAACGGCGCGCTTGTTGTCTCCGATTGGTATAACGGAGAACCCTTGCTTAGTGTAATAGTTGGCTGCTTTAATCATAAATTGGTTATTGGTTAAATCTATTTTCAAATTCTTTTAAGTCATGGTCTGCCATGTGTGCAGAAGATTGTCTATCATATTTGCTTCTATATAATAAAAAACAATCAGTCCAAAATTTCATGCGATAATTATTTATATTTCGCATTGTGCCTTTATCTTTTGCAGTTTCTTTAGGTACTAAGTTTTGCATAATTAAATCGTGAGTCCTACTAAACTCTTCATCTATTGCGTTTTGTAGTCTATCATTAAACTTTTTTCTTTGTTCTTCAAACCAAGTTTCATCTTGTATCATATTTCTTGTATTTTATAAATTGTTCTTACTTCAAACCCTAGCTCTTGTAGTTGTTCGTGTCGGTACTTTTGTAATTCGGATAGTCTACCTTTCTGGGCCTTACACTCTATAAAGAATGTTTTGCCATCTTTAAGTAGCATAAGATCCGGCATGCCGTTCTTATTGCATTGTATTATCTTTACTACATACCAACCTAACAACTCAAAATGTCGGATCACTTTACTTTGTAGAATACTCTCTCTCAAGTTCTTTAATTTTAGGTTGTACTTCTTTAATAAATTTCTGCTTTACCATAATGTAAAGAGGTTGCTTTTTTTCTTTTGCGGGTAAGGCTTTACGGCCTCGGGTTTCTTTTTTCATTTTATTATTTTTTGATTTGTGCAAACATAAAACAAAAAAATTTAAAAAAAAAGTTTTTTTATTTAAAATAAATAGTTTAGCTTTGTTCTCGTAGTCTAAAACAAACTACGTTTTTAATTATGGCATTATCAAATTTAGGAGGTGTTAACACAACTTACCTCAGTGTTGCGGACGGCAACTTAGTACGCCAACACAAACAAGCAAACGCGCAAACAACCGAGCGCATTACAAAAACCGGCAAGCTAGTATTTGAAGAGCGCTTTAAGGATCTTACTGCAAAGTTAGACGGAATTAGCACTCGCGAGAATGACTACGGCAAACAATGGCAACTACGATTCCAAGACGGCGGCGATTACTATGTAATTAGCTTACCTTATTCTAGTCGCTATGCTTCTAGTTTCTTAAAGGTATTACCGAACTTAGACTTAAGTAAAGAAGTACGTTTTATGCCATGGGCAATGAAGGACAAGTTAGACGCTACTAAAACGATTACAGGTATTACGTTATACCAAGACGGCGTAAAACTAGCTCCGTATTATACCAAAGAAGATCCGAAGGGATTGCCTCAAATGGTAAAGATTAAGGTTAAAGGTAAAGAACAATGGGACGATAGCGATATGATGAGCTACCTTGAAAATATGGCGCTTAATTTATTTGAGCAAGATCATAAAGACTTATCTACTGCGTCGCATGATAACGACGAAGTACCTTTTTAGTTGGTGATTATTGGTTAGCGGTTTCGTGGCTTCCGTACAAAAAGCCACATTTTTATAACCAATAAATAAATAATTATGCCGGTAGTAACAATAACCCAAGAAACTAATTTAATCTATAACGAGACAAGGTACTTCGTTAGAGTTGACGGAAAATTTATTAAAGGCTTCGATAACTTAGAGCAAGCCGAATATGTGGCCGAGCAACTTGCAAAGAATGGAGGTAAGGAAACAACAGGCGAAATCACCATAAAAGAAATAATTGCATGAGTATTTTAAACAACAACGAAAGAAACGGAAACTTTACAAGTAGCGAAATAGTTAACTTGACAAAAACAGGCAAAGGCGAAAATGGATTCGGAGCGGCTGCGATAACATATATTAAAGAGCGTAATCAAGAAAGGAGACTAGGCAGATCTTTATCTTTGCAGTCCGACGCTAAGCCTTTAGTATGGGGAAATACTTTAGAAGCTAGAGTATTTAATCTATTGCCGGAAGGGTATACATATAGCTCGCAAGAGACTAATTGCCACCCGACAATCCCTTATTGGTGCGGATCTAAGGACGGCATGAATGGCGACAACTGCGTAATAGATATTAAATGTCCTATGACTTTAAGTTCATTCTGCGACTTAGTGCAGCCATTGTACGACGGATTAGAAGGTAATGACTGCATTAATGCTATTAGGGATAACCATAAGGACGGCGATAAATACTATTGGCAGCTTGTAAGTAATGCGATAATTAATAACTGCACGCATGCGGAATTGATTATATACATGCCATACGAAAGCGAAATTCCGGAAATAAGAGTAAGTTACCCGAATGTAAGATTCTTACAAAACGACGATTTGCCATACATTAAAGACGGCGGATATTATAAAAACCTTAATATAATTAGGTTTGAGGTGCCACAATCGGATATTGACTTACTAACTGAGAGGGTAACTATTGCCGGAAGTATGCTCGTAGGAAGTATAACTTCTAAAGATGAATTAACAAAAAGGAAGTTAAATAAAAAAAAGTAACTAACTTAGCGCCATGACAACCAAAAGAAAACGATTATACTTTGACATTGAGACCTCGGCAAATATCGGTTTCTTTTGGCAAAGTGGCTTTAAACTTAACATTGGCCCGCAAAATATAATTAAGGAGCGAGCGATTATTTGCATTTGCTATAAGTGGGAAGACGACAAAGAAACGCACGCACTTACTTGGGACTCAAAGCAGAACGATAAAAAGATGCTTCAAGACTTTATTAAAGTCTTAAACACGGCCGACGAAATTATAGGACATAACGGCGATAAGTTTGACCTTGCTTGGATTCGTACTCGTTGCCTGTATCACTCAATCGATATGTTTCCTAAATACACTACGATCGATACGCTAAAGGTTGCACGATCAAAGTTTAAGTTTAATAGTAATAAGCTTAATTATATTGCGCAGTACTTAGGTATCGGACAAAAGATTAAAACGGAGTTTGATTTGTGGAAAGACATTGCGTTAAAGAATGATAAGAAAGCGCTTGATAAAATGGTAAGATATTGTAAAATGGACGTAGTACTTTTAGAGAAAGTCCATAAGCTTTTAAATAACCATATAGAAGCCAAGACGCACTTTGGCGTTATCTTCGGAGCTTATAAGGGTACATGTCCGGAGTGTGGATCGGAGGAAATTATAAAACATAGCAGACAAATTTTAGCTAGTGGTACGATTAAATTAATTTATAAATGCAAAACCTGTGGCAAGTTTCATAGAAAAACCGACAAGTAATCAAGTCGGAGGCAATCATTATAAGGATTGTAAGATACAACCGACTGAGTTTATACATGCTAATAATATACCTTTTATAGAAGGTAACATTATAAAATACATTGTAAGACATAGAAGTAAAAACGGCTTAGAGGACTTAAAAAAAGCACGGCATTATATTGACCTACTTATTGAATTTGAATATGAGAGCAAAAAAGATATTTAGTTTTGGCGAGGTCATAAACGATGACTTATACCAACGCGTGCAAATAATGGACTTTAACATTTTTGCCGGTTGCAATAATGAGTTTCATACAAACCGCGAATGGTGGGCGTTTATAGACGACAAAGGAAATATTGGCGCTTACTGCGGATCTATTTACTCGAACAATATTTGTATATTTATAAGAGCGTGGGTTAAGAAACAATACCGAGGCCAAGGATTCCAAAAGAAACTAATTAAGACAAGGCTTAACGCTGCTAAATATCACGCATGTCATACGGCTATAACATATACAACGAAAGACAATTACCCTAGCGCGAACAATTTAATAAGCCAAGGGTTTAGATTATATTTTCCGGAGTACGCATACGGAGGTAAGGAAATGCTCTATTGGAGCAAACGCATTGCATAGCCTTTGAGCAATTAAATATGATTAGGCGAAGGCCGGCAAGAATAATACCAATAAAAAAAATATTGTAGTAATTCGGGGAATTGCCGGCCTATATTTTAAAATAATACCATGCAATTAAGAGACTATCAAATAGAAATAGCTGATCAAGCTATAAATATATTAAAAGAATTTAAGTTAGTTTATTTAGCGATGCAAGTGCGCACAGGCAAGACGATAACTAGCTTAAACATAGCTAGTTTATACGGAGCCAAGAAGGTATTATTTGTTACTAAAAAGAAAGCTATAAGTAGTATTGAAGAGGACTTTAAAAATACAGGTTATTTATACGACTTGCTTGTAATCAATTACGAAAGTCTACATAAGATTGAGCAAGACTACGACTTAATTATAGTAGACGAAGCGCACGCTTTAGGGCAATTTCCGAAGCCAAGCAACAGGGTAACGGACTTAAAAAAGATTTGTAAGGGTAAGCCGGTAATTTATTTAAGCGGTACGCCTTCTCCGGAAACTTACGCTCAATTTTATCATCAATTTTTTATAAGCGATTATTCGCCGTTTAAAGACTATAAGAACTTCTACGCATGGCATAAGGAGTACGGCATACCACATAAAAAGTATGTATTTAATAGGGAGTTGCCCGATTATAGTCGAGTAAAACAAGAGCGCATACAAACTGAAATACAACACTTGCTTTTAACTTATACGCAAGAAGAGGCCGGCTTTGAGTCTTTAGTACAGGAGGTTATTTTATACGTTACCATGTCGGATAAAATTAAGTGGGCCGTAGACAAGATTAAGAAGGATAAATTATTTAAAACTAAGGACGGCCAAATAGTTTTAGCGGACACGTCCGTAAAAGAAATGCAGAAGATACACCAAATATGCAGCGGATCGGTTAAGACTGAGGACGGCAACGCTTTAATGTTTGATGATACTAAAGCTAACTTTATTAAAGAGCGTTTTAAAGGCCAAAAGATAGCTATTTTTTACAAGTATATCGCGGAGGGATTGCAGCTAAAATATACCTTTGCGGGCCGTATTTTAGAGGATCCAATGGCTTTTAACGAAGCAGAAGGCGACGCCGTGTTTATAAGCCAAATACAAAGCGGCCGAGAGGGTATTAACTTAAGCTCAGCCGAGGCGCTTGTCATGTATAATATAGACTTTAGCGCCGTTAGTTATTGGCAATCAAGAGCCAGAATGCAGACAAAAGACCGCACGGAAGCGTCTAAAGTCTATTGGATATTTACAACAGGCGGCATAGAAGATCGCATTTTTGCCATGGTGCAGAACAAAAAAGACTTCACATTAAGCCATTTTAAAAAAATTTATTAAAAATATTTTTTTATTAGGATTCTTTAATTTAGCTTTGTTTCATAATCAAAATAATCAATTATGAACAAGTTAAAAACTCCCCAACAAAAAGCCAACGAGCGCTATGCTCAAGAGTCTATTAAGCCAATGTATGCGTTTATTATCGTATGCGTGGCATTTATAATCACCGCTTTAATTGAAAACCTATGATCATTAAACCAACCACTATGTTTGGCTTTGGTTATTACAAGGAAATAACTGAGCGTAAGTTTAACTACTTAACCCTAGGTCGCACTGCACATTATCATATTTTGATATTGTGTTTTTTAATCACCATCAATAAAGAAATATAATATGTCTTACTCTACTTGTTGCGGCGCTTATAGCCGTATGCCCGAAATTGATATTTGTCCCGAATGTCGCGACCATTGCGACTGGGAGGATGAAGATGATCAAGCAAACGATGACAAAATATTTAATAACCATAAGACCGAAGGCGGCATAAGCTTTAATACAACTGCTTGGCAAGGTCGATAAAAACAAATCACATGACTAAAATTAGTTACCAACTTTATGACAGGCAAAATAATTGCACTCATCTTGAGCATCCTACTGACATAGCACCTATGGTTGGGGATGTAATGGACTTTTCAACTCCGGAAAATCTTTTATTTCTTAAGGTAGTGAGAAGGCAATTCACTTCATATAATCATTTAATAATCATTTTAGAAAAAATATAATCATGGCAAATCACCAACAATGGCAAGACCTTACCATTATAGAAAAAATCGACTTAGTCGGTAAGGTTACACACTTATTGCAAAACGACTTAGATAGCTTTAATGCCTTCAAAAAATGGGTAGACGCAAGCGAATTATTAGGATTGTTTAACGAGGTAAAAATTAACAATGAAGGAAATTCTTAAATACATACAATTATATACAGGCTGCAACGATCACGCCTTAAAACGTATCGAGGTAATGCTTGAGCCTAGACTTAATCAAGCGCCTCAAGTAATCGAGAAAATAGTACACCATGATAGGGTACTTGTAAGAAAAAAAAGGCCAAGCGCTTCTTTGCCGGAGTGGTCTAAAAAATACTTTGAAGAGAATAATATCACTTACGAGTATATCGCACAACAAAGAAGGTTACAGGAAATCGTCGACGAAAGGGACGCGTTTGTAAAACATGCTTACCTAGCGGGTTATAGACCTACGGAAATAGCAAGGTATTTAAATCGCAACCATACAACGATACTACATACTATAAGTAAATAGTTCCCCCGCTATTATTCTTAACGGCTCTCAAGATTTGTTTTCTTTGAGGGCCGTTTCTTTTATAGCTCACATGCACCCACGCGTAGTTAAACTCATTAATGACTTGATCAAACGGAAGCTTGGCCACAATAAAGTCGAATATGTCTTTATTAGTAATATCGTGCGAGTGTCCGTCCATGTCAATGTCGGCCGCTTCGCCTCGGCAATGCTGCGACGTCTTAGATCCGCCCACAAAGCGGTTGGCCTCCTTAGACCTGTAAGCGCTAGATATATAAATAGGTACTCTAAATTCCTCTCTAATAGGCTCTAAGATATGCTCGCAAAGTGCCTTTAAGTTTTCTATTTGCTCGGCGTTAGGCATGTTATTAATGCCGTTGCGCTTCGCACTATCGGAGCGGGTAAGTTCGCCTAGCGTAAAATGCTGAGATATGACCATAAAAAACGTCTTAAAATAAAGATAGCGATTAATGCGATTATAAGCACCCAAAAACGAAGCCTCCATTTGTCGCTACTATCTTTATGTATTATAGATAATGTCTTAAAATAACGCACGCTATCAAGCGCTAAGCCTACCCTACGAGTGTCTACTATATAGCCGGTCTTAATTTCGACTACGCGCTTAGTCTTATAGATTGTTTTGCCCTGTAATGTCTTAGTAATTACGTTATTTATCGTATCGTATTTATAGTCGGTAAGTGTATCAGTTGTTACCAATGTATCTAAAATTGTAACAAACGCCGTATCGTTGGCGCATGGTCTTGTTTTCTCAAGCTCACGAAATACGCGCTCACTTGCGGCCACGTCGTTAAGTACGCGGCGCTCAGCCTTACGGATCGGGTTGCACGCGGTAATGATTAAAATAGTTAATATTGTAAGATACAATATTAACAGCTTTGTCTTATTTCCCATAACGTGTATCGTGTGGGTTAAGATAGTTAACGATTATAGGTAAAATAGATATAACCGCAGCGCTTGCGCACTCGGCTAACGTTACCTCGTAAATATTACCCTTAGATATAATCATGGTAAGTATCGCCGTAATAGCAACCTTAAGCCATGATCCGTAAATACTATTTAGGAATTTCATCTTTTACTTTTTTAGTGGCGTTGTAGTAATAACGTATCGCCATAATACCGGAAATAATAGCAACCAAGCCGGCTACTAAGGTAACAAATGGTTGTACTTGAGTAATAGTTAGCGTAGCGGCGGTCATTGATACCGCCGTATTAACTAGAGCTTGGCTGCTATCCTGTGTCATTTTAATCGTCGTTTTTAGGTTCTTCTTTAGGCGCTTGCTCTTGCTCGAGTCTGCCAAAGAAAGTTAATAAAGGGAGTCCGAACTCAGTCGGGATCTTGTTAATAAATGCTCTTAGCTCGGCTAAGTTTTGTTCGTTAAGTTGTAACATAATTTTTAATTTTTACAAAGATACTATTTTAGCTTTTAATTCTTCTATTTGTGCTTGTTGCTCTTGGATGGCTTTAACTAATAAAGAAACCATATTACCATAAGACAATGCATCTGGACTGCCATCTTCTGCGTATTGTACAAATTCTGCTAATCCTAAATCGTGTATTTCCTCTGCTATTAAACCAGCATATGTTTGTGTTTCATCTTCATTGTTGCTATTGTAAGTAACAGGTCTCATTTGCATAACTTCTGCTAATCCTTTAGTATAATTTTCTACATTCTTTTTATACTTCAAAGATGAAGTTGAACGTCTTACTAATCCATCTGCATCAACACTTACGTTAGCACCACCACCAGTAGTAAAATCATAAACTCCTTTCGCTTGGAATAAACCATCGTTTCTGACATACCAAATTCCTATTCCGTTTGCGTTTATTGCTCTATAACAATAATTTGAACCAGTAGCATCAACACCATAAGATACAATTCTTGAACCATAATCACTCGTAGTCCCTACCAACAAATTACCACCGCTTGTTATACGCATTCGTTCGGTACGGGTTGTCCCTAAACCATTATAAAATCCAATATTTTCAGCAGATTGTATTTCAAGCATTGCACTACTTATCCCTAATCCATAAGTATCACCAGAAGTTCCGTTATCAAAAACCGCTAATTTTATGTTTGAAGATAATCCCGCAGATGCTCCAAAAGAAGAACCTAAACTTAATAATCTATTTGGACTACTCGTTCCTATTCCTACATTACCAGAACCTTGAATAGTCATTTTAGTATTTGTAGGAGTACCTGTTGGTGTAGAAGATACAGCAAAAGTCAAATCCCCATAATTACCAGCTGCTACGTTACCAACTAACCATCTTCTTGAGTTAGCATCCCCAAAAGAATCACTAAAAACAATAGATGCAGAGTTTGAATAGTTTTGAGCCGAACCATATAATTCTAATTTAGTATATGGCGAACTCGTTCCGATTCCTACGTTACCACCGCTTGTTACTCTTAAACGTTCGCTTCCACCAACATAAAATTGCATTTGATTGACACCACTTGAGCCACCATTTAGAATCGCCGCCGTAGTTGTATTGTCGCTATTATTTAAGTATAAAGCATTACTACTATTAATTGCAATAGTTCCATTTGCCGTTACACCGCTAAACGTAGCACTTGTACCACTTAAAGCACCTGTTAAAGTTCCACCGCTTAAAGGTAAGTAAGTACTTGATGCCGCGCTAGTAGTTAAATAAGTACTATTGTCGTAGCTTATCGTAGTGCCGCTAATCTTTACAAATCCTGTACCATTAAGCGCAGCCTGTTTGCCGTTAAATGTATTCCAATCGGTGCTAGTTAAAGCACCGGTTGTACTTGTTGAAGCAGCCGCAAGGCTTAAAACTTGAGTACTTAAACTAAGTCCGTTTGCCGTGCCTAAAGTAACGGCGCTATGTCTTGCCGCAGTATTCGCCGCAACGTCCGTATTAGCGCTTACTCTTGCTTCGGTATAATAAAGATTAGTACCTTCGGTTAAGTCAGTCGTAGTCTTGCCACTAAACGCAGAATTAAAACGCGCCGCAGTATAATAAAGATTAGTACCTTCCGTTAAATCACTTGTAGTCTTAGTACCAAACGCCGTGTTAAATCTTGCCGCCGTATAATAAAGATTAGTACCTTCGGTTAAATCCGTTGTAGACTTACCGCTAAACGCCGTATTAAAACGCGCCGCCGTATAATATAAGTTAGTCGCTCCTTCCGTTACCTTATCGGTATCGTAATCGCCGCTCGTAGCGACAACCGCGCCGGTGCGTCCAAAGACTGAACTAACGCCGGTAACTAAACCGCTCACATTTCCGTTAAGCTTTTGTATCGCAGTTAAGATCGTATCGCTTGAGCTAATCGTACCCGATCCGCTCGTATAACCTGTTAAGGTAGACGCAATTGCTCGGCCATTTGTAAAATATAAATTAGTCGCTCCTTCCGTAATATTGTCAGTAGTTAAGCTTACTGCTCCGGTCTCGCCGTTAACACTTACAACCGCGTCCGTGTTATCCACTTGCTGCCATGCCGTGCCGTCGTATATGATCCAATCGCCCACGTTCCAATCGCTTATGCCGTCGATTGTTGTAGTACCGCTTACGCTTACAATATAATAATTACCTTTTGTACCTACTCCGCTCGCAATTGTTGGAGTATTTGTTGTTGCGTTCCAAGTACCTTTATAAATAGAGCCACCTATTAAGCCGTTTACTTGATTCTGCAATTTACCGAACGCAGTCAAGATAGAGTCAGTATCGGAAATCGTACCGCCGGTAATATTTACACCGCTTAATATTTTTCCTGTTACCGCGCTATTAACTAAGCTAGGGTTTGCATAAGTACCGCTTAACTCACCGCCGGCCGTTATGCCTTCGATTGTTGTTAAGTATGTACTATTGTCGTAGCTTATAGACGAGCCGGAAGCTTTTACAAATCCGGTTCCGTTTAATGCCGCTTGCTTATTGTTAAATGTATTCCAATCGGTACTACTTAAATAACCATTTGCCGCGCCATTTGCTTGAGTAATACTTACTACGCCACCGCTTACGCTAATTGGTAACGTGCCGCTTATAGAAGCTTGCGCTCTTGCGTCGGTATAATAAAGATTAGTTCCTTCGGTTAAGTCGGTTGTCGTCTTGCCACCAAACGCCGTGTTAAATCTTGCTTGAGTGTAATAAAGATTAGTTCCCTCAGCAACCGCCGAAGTGTCTAAAGTTTGAAAGGTCTTGTCGCCTCTATAATATTGAGCCGTTGTACCCGCAGCAATTAAAGGCTGCTTGCCGTTAAATGTATTCCAGTCGGTACTTGTTAAATACCCGCTTGCGCTTGTTGTAGCCGCCGGCATGCTTAACGTCCTGTCTGCACTTAAGTCTCCGCCACCTGTCAAAGGCGCCGTTGTACTTATTGTTCTTGTTGTAGGTGCCGGAGTATAACCTAACGCACTATCTATACTTTCATTTTTCCAAACACTATCGGAGCTATCAAATACCAAGGCTTGATTATTTGCCGGATTAGTTATTTTAACATTATGCAGCTCGTCTAATTCGTAGCCGTTGTCAACCTTAACAAAAATCTTACCATTATTTTGATGCGCATGTTCTACATAACCAACAACAACCAAATGCTGAGGTGCGATTGGTTTAATATTTGTAATATTACCCGCAGTCGTAGGACTTAAATAAAGTACGTCTCCGTCCGCCCACGTCTCACCTTGCAAAGATCCTGTTGTATTAATACCTCTAACCTCTCCGCTTGTTGTAATAAAACCTTCTTGATTATTGTTAATATTTTCAGTAACAATCCCTAAAGTTGTCGCGCTATCTAAGTCGCTATCAGCTTGAGCTAAACCAACGGCTAATCTTTGACCTTGGGCGCCTTGTATCTTTACTACTTGATAACCCGCCTCGGTTAAATTTATTCCGCTTTTATTTACTACTCTTTTTACTTGCTCTTGTCCTATTTGTAAAGTTACGTTGCCACCCTTTAAACCTAGATCTAAGGTGCCGTCCGTATTATTCCAACGCATAACGCCAACGCCGGCGCTACCTGTTGGCGTTTGGTCAAACGCTACTTGCCCCGCCGTTAATTGATGCTCGCCTAGAGTTACGTCTCCTGTCGCTCCTGTATATGGTACCTTAGCGTCAAGGCTTGCTTGAGTTGGAATAACATAACCGCTAGTAAGCGTAAAAATACCGCTTGCGCTTGAGTACTCCATACCGGTAATATTCTCGCTAATCGCAGCTCTTGAGCGTGCGTCGGTATAATAAAGATTAGTACCTTCGGTTAAATCGGTTGTCGTTTTATTTCCAAATGCAGTATTGAACCTCGCTTGAGTATAATAAAGATTAGTTCCTTCAGCAACGATGCTCGTTGTATAATCGCCTAATTGACCTACTACGTTACCTACTCGACCAAATACACTAAATACGTTACTAGGTAACGGATAAGCGCCGGTCTGCGTAACGACATTAACAACCGCCTCGGTTACATTAACCTCGATTATTTCGTCGGTAATACTTACCTCGATTATTTCCTCGTTAGGGTTTACATTAATAGTTTGCTCCGTTACGTTTATTATTTCCATGTTTTTTTATGCTTTAGATATGTCCTCACTTACAATAAAATTACCCCAAAGATATGTCTTAACTTCACCGCTAGGGAAGGTTACATTCATGTCGTAAACGTAGCTATTTGCGGCAACGTCTACAATCTTGTTTAAGGTAATTTGATTGTTGTCAACCCCTCCGATACTTATGCTACTATCGTCGGTACTTAACTCTAAAGCTACAACGCTACTTGAAGGCGTCGGTCTTACTTGTATTAAAATAGTTGATCCGCTTAAATCTATTGGCGTAG